ATTTATGGAAGTTTTTTTCATTTACACACCTTGTTGTAGTTAAAAAAAGGGCCGTTTTTAGGCGGCCCTTTAAATTATTTATTATGCTCCTGGAGAACCGAAGATTCCTCTTGGGTCCGAGAAACCAAATACGTATCTCTCTCTAGCTTTGTATCTAACATTACCAGTATCGAAGTCGCCTTCCATAGTAGTTTTGATAGGTGATCTGCTAAAGTGCTTAAGACCATTTGGTACATCAGTTTTAATGAAGAAAGCATCAGTATCAGTTAAGTAGTGATTTACTACGTAACCTTCAGGGATCATTCCCATGTTATTGATTGCATTCAAATCATTATCAGCTGTTCCAACTCTGCCTTTAGTGTTCATCAGTCTATCAGCTGTAAATTGTAAGTTAGATGGAATTACTAATTTCATTCCTCTAGCTGCAACTTTTAAGCCTCTTTCGTCTGTGTACGCTGCGATGTCGATTAACGACTGCTCAAGAGAAGTTTCATTTAGATCAGCATTAACTGTCAATCTATTTGAAAAAGTTCCCGCAAGTGTTGGGTGTGCTGTGCTTATTAAAGATACACCGTCTCCACCAGCAAATGCTGCATTGAACGCATTGTTCAGTACTGCTGCACCTTTGATGTTTTTAGTAGACGCCATAGATCTTGCTAGTGCTTTTGTATATCTAGACGCTAGTCTGTCATACAAATTATCCTCAATCGCTTCTTCAGTGATTGCGAACGCTAGTGCGATCGTTTCGTTTGTGTATCTTGCAGTGAACGTTTCTTGTGCATCGTCAAACTGAATGCCTTGGCCTTCAGCTTTAACTGCTGCATTTCCGAAACCAGATAACATCACTTCTTCTTCAAACGCTCTGTCTGAAGATTCTGTGTCGAAAATCTCTTTTGTTTCATCTGCATATTGTCTGTACTCAAGTCCAAATAGTGCATTTAGACCTGGCTCTAGTTCTTTAACTAGTTGTGCTCTTGATATTGCCATGTTTATATTCTCCTATTTAGGGTTAGTTCAAGTACGCGCTTGCTTGAGGGTTAATAACAACGATAAGATCTGCACCAGCGACTGTAACGTCTGACTGATCCATAACATTTGCTGATCTTACAATTTTCCACATATAGTTAGCTACGCCAGTAGTTGCAACTCCACTTAAATCTAAAGTAGAATCAGATTGACCATTTACGCCTGCACCAACTGAATTTAAGTTGAAACCTGTGTTAGTCAATGTGTTGAAGCTAGCATTAGTTAATGCTGCGTCAGCTCTTACTGTGTACTCTTGTGCAGGGTTAGAGTTTGCAAATGCTGTAATATTTGCACTACCCGTGTTGTAATCAACTGAAGTCAATTGACCTGCATTCAAACCATTAGTCCATGAAGGTTTTCCGTTTGCGTCAACAAAAGTTGCGCCATTGAAAACACCTAAGACTTTGTTTGTGTTTGCTCTATTGTGTGCCCATGCTACACCACCTTGTATGCCATCTGTCATAGCCAGTGCTGATGTGTCTTGGATAAATCCAAGAGAGCCATTACCTTGTGCAGTTTGCATTGCGACAGGGCTTCCTTTTTTGATAGCAACGTTAGTTGCTAAAGCTTGAACTAGAAATTCAGATTGACCACCTGTAGCTGGAGTATTTCCAACTGCCATAGTCTGTCTGCATCCATAGCCCGCTGTTTGTGCGTTTGCCATATTTTTTGTTCCTTGTTATATATCTACCCCGAAGGGTCGATACGATTAATTTAATTTGTTGGTCCTAGAATTATTTTTTAGTACCACCAAAAGTTACTCGCGATTGCCTATCTTGATTGATCGGCATGCTTGGGTGCTGTTCCTTAAGTAAATCGTTATTCACTGCTACATCTCTTTCCATATTTTGTTTTGCAAAATATGCTTCACGAGATTGCGCGATTTCTTCGGCTATCCTTGCTAGCACAAGGCCACCCACTCCAATTACCCCTGCGTATTTACCTGTGTCCATGACTGGATAATCCATGTCAGGATATTCGTCAGCTCTCACTAACTCCCATCCTTCTCTTAGTTTACCGGCAACGTTTTTAGTGTCGTCGAAACCAAGAACTTCTGTTCTTATCCATCTGTGTCTGAACCCATGTGGCGCATCTGGTGCATCAAGTGAGTTGGGTGGAGTCCACGTAGTTTTTTTAGCTGTCTTAGCTCTAGTAGAACTCGCACGTGAGGTTTTTATTTTTTCATTTTCCATAGACTTATAATCCTTCCGTGATATTTAATTGTTTCGCATAGTCTTCTAGCGGCACACCTAATCTTTTAGCTATTGCTACCTGTGATGGTGAGAGTTTCACAGTTTTTCTTGCACGTCCTGATTGAGCTGAACGTGAGGCTGAAGCTACAGCTTGAGCAGGTTTTGCTCTTTCTGTAGTAGTACCCACTATCTTATCAAACTTATGGGGAAATTCAACCCTTATTCTTGAGTCAACTTCTTCATAATATTCGTCTGATTTAGGGTCATAACCTTCTTCTTCTACTAACTTTTTATGTATATCAAAAGCCGTATAAGTCATTGCAGTATCATTACCAAACCAACTATTACTAGCAGCCCATTCTTCAGCCCTAGGGTCTGATTGTTGTGCTGGTTGTCGTTGTTGAGGTGTAACTCTAACTTCTTTTTCTTTAGGAGCCTCAACGTTGGCTATTTTCATAGAATTTAATCTAGCATTTTCTACAGATATATTAGCTAACTGTTCTTGTGCTGCGATTTGTGCTTCAACGTTTTGAGATTCAATAGCATTTTTAAGAGCTAATTTTGCTGCTGCTAAACTAGTTGTAACTCTACTTTCAAATTCAGATACATAAGATTTATCTAATTTAGATAATCTACTTTCTGCTTGATTTTTTTGTTGAGTAACATTTTGTGCATAAGTGACAGCTTCTTCTCTTTGTCTCTCTGCTTCTCTCATTTTACGAGTAAGTTTTGCAATACGTTTTTGAACGCCATCACTATAATCTTTTAACTCATCTTTTTCTTCAGGTTTTTTAAGCTTGACTTCTCTTTCATTTTCAAAAGATTTGTCTTCTGGAACTTGTTCAACTTCTATTTGTTCTTCTACAACTTCCTCTTGTTTTACCGGTTCTCCTTTGTCGTCTAAATTAATATCTGCTCCGACTGTTTCGCCTACGTCAATTAATTCTTCTGATGCTCTTATATCGTCTGGCATAGTTTCTCCTATGTGGTTAAATTAAATGAAGAAGAGATTCAGGATCTTTAACAGTTCCTAAAACTTCATCATCGTTAAGTATTCGCACTTCTCCACCTTCTATTGGTAATCTTGAACCCGCATAACGAGCAAAGATAACCCACTCTCCTTTTTTACACCAAGGTTCCTCAAACTTATCTTTATCTTTATAAGCTAATGGTCCCATCTTTAAAACATAACCGCAAGTAGTTGCAATTCGTGCTTTGTCTAAAGTTTCTTGTGAAAATAATATTCCACCTTTTGTTTTAGTTTTAGGTGTAAAAGGTAAAACTAAAATTCTATATCCTGATGGACTTGGTAGTTCATCTACAGTTTCAACTCCAATATTTTCTGGACTTAATGGTTCTGTTTCAGGTGGTAAAGTTTTTTTCTCTTCTTCGTATTTTTCTTGAAGTCCAAGTTTAATTTTTGGTACTTCCTTCGCCGATGTCGATAACGTTTCCTTGTTCATCTTGCTCCTTCTGTGGTTTTAGCAGGTTAGAGATATCCTGTAATGTTAATTGTATAGCGTGTGCTTGTCCTACTAGATATCGGTATTTTTCCATTGTGTCAACCCCTCCCGCTAAAAGAGCATCCCCTAAATCTTGTAGTCTTTGTTGTAGTGATTTTTTTATTTTACTTATTAGTAGAATATCATCCATCTTCTCTCCTTACAGTTTAAATTGTTGCAATACTAATAACTTTTCTTCAGCTGCTGCAATTTTTTCTATTTGTTTATCTACTTCTTCTATGTGTTGTGGATGTTCTCCAATACCTACAGAATTTTCTAAGTAAATTTTAAGTGTGGCATCTGCTTCAGATATCTGTGCATTATATCTATCTTCCAGTGCCGTTAATATTGCTTCTCTCATATTATTTTTTTTAAAACTTTAGCTTGACTTGCATGTAGTTTAGAAGCCTTCTTCAAACCTTTAATTACTTTTTTAACTTTTTTAACTTTTTGTTTTTTCATTTCTTAGCCACCTTATCTTTGTTAGGACCTTTTTTAATTATATAGTCTTGAGTTCCATTAGCACCTGCATTAACTTCTTTTTTTAAATGTCTAAATAAACTCATCTCTTTGATTTTTTTATAGTTGCTTTTTAAAAAAGTTTCAAGGAGTTTTGTATCTCGCATTTAACACTTCCACCTACGTCTGGCTTGTCTTATTCTAGAATTAGGATCGTTTCTTGTTTCAGCTGAGGAGTTTCTTAATTGTCCTGCTGATCTTGCACAATATGACTTACGTCTATTTGCAGATTTAGATCCGGGTTTAACTTTACCAGTTACTGCTGTTTTTAATTTTGATCCAGGGTTGGCTGCTCTATATGCCTTAACACCTTTGTCAGTCATACCTGCACCAGACTTAGTCGGTCGATAATTTGCTCCAGGGCCTTTAGTAGTTTTTCTAATTGTACCACCTTTAGCAAAACCAGGAGCGTTGATCATACTACCATAATATTTTACTGAACTAGGATTAGATACTTTTGTACCACCTAAATTACCCTTAATATAACTTCCGTCATATTTAGTACTAGGCATTTTCATGATTACGTTTTCTTTTTAATCGGTTTAGCTGTCTTTGCTGCTCTTACAAAATTTGCTTTTGTAGGTGCACCTTTAGCTCCAGGTTTTCTCATTTTTTCACCTGAACCTGCGGCGATTCTTTTACGTTTAGCTTGGATATTCGCGTAGAGGCCTTTTGCTTTAGCCATTGTGTACCTTTCCACAGTCTTTACAGACGTCAATAGTTACTGGATTAGTTTCTATGTTTGCACATTTACATCTTTTACCAAAAACTTTATCTACTAATTTAGTATAAACAGTTCTGATAATTTCATATGGCCAACATAAAAAGTTTTTCATTATTTTACTTTGCCACCTTTTTTCATAAAGCCCATTTTATTTCTGACTTTAGTAGGTAGTTTTCCTAGTGATTTTTTCTTTCCTTTTGGTACTGCTTTTAAAGCTTTACCACCTGCTTTATACATAGGTCTATTCATCATGAGTTTTTACCATAAGCCTTTCCTTTGCCCTTCATAGCTATTTTACAAATTTTTCCACCGTTTTTATAACCTTTATTAAGTTCAGAAATAACTCTGCTTTTTTCATCCATTCTATTAGCATTCATTTTTTCATTATCAAGTCTACCAAGCTCTTCAGCTAAATTCATTCTTCCCTTATTCACTATTTACTAGCTCCTCTAGATTCATCTCTTCTAGATTTAAAACTTTGTGATTTAGTAGATTCTTTTCCTCTTCTTGATCCTAGAGATTCATCAAGTCTAGCGTTAGCGCCTTGTTTTTTTTCAGCGTTTCCGTATCTTGATTCATAGGGTCTTGTTCCATAATCGTTTCTCATAATAGTTGCTCCTTATTTTTGTTTTATCAGATTTGTTGCCTTAAGTCCATAGACGCTCGCAATGACACCTACGAAAATTGTTTGATACCAAATTGGTAAATTTCCAAAGTGCAGAAAGAATAACTCCATTTTCTCCATGTGTACAGGATTATCTGACCAGACACTCCATCCCAACATTACGATCGGAATTGACAATAAAATCAAAATAAATTCGTCTTTCCAATCTGATTGTCTAGATTCTAAAAGTTTTCCTTGGTAAGCTTCCTCACCAGCGGCCATTTTTGATGCATGCATAAGCTGTGCATCCGACATAGCCATTTTCGTTCTCTGTTTGTTAGCGTAAATTTTACTACCAGCAGAAACGGCTAATTTAATTGCCGAGATCCACATTTAGTACCACTTAGCCTTAACAGGTTTTTTGTCAGCTCTCATTGCTTTAGTTCCTCTAACAGTCACAGTCTGTGTTTCAGTACCACTAGTCATTTCGATAGTTTTACCGCCTGTTGAATAACCGTCTGGACCACAACCAAGTTCTTTTTCGATCTTGACGTCGTCGTTCATGAAAGTTGATCCTCTTTGCCAATCTTTACTCATATTTTTTCTCCTTATGTATTAATTATACTTAATTTTTTTTAAAATTTCTACCAAAATCGAATTTTTTACTTTCAATAGACATTTCTTGTTTTTCAAGCGAAGTATCTGCTCTTAAATTAGCTAAATCTTCGTTTTGTTCTAATTTTTCGTCATGATGAGTGTCATTCATCATTGCTTTCATCTTATCTATGTTTAATCTACCCTCATTATAAGAGTTTCTCTCTTGATCTGCCTTAGCTTTAATGTCTAGTTCTCTAGATTTTAGTTTAATCAATGGATCTCCACCTGCTTCACTACTAATCTTATCTTCTTCTTTAGCATAATCCATAGTTAACTCTGCAATTAGAATAGCTTTTCTAGCTTCTATTTGATTTGTAAGTTGTTCTACTTGTTGTTTCATTTGCATCACTTGTGGGTTCTGCATTGCTGCAGGATTTTGCATTAATGGTTGTAGTTGTTGTTGCATTTGTTGAATCTGTTGTAGCTCTTCAACAAATTCTATTTGAACTTGTTCTTGAGCCATTAAACTAATGTGTTCTAGTATATTTTTTTGTATTGAAGCCATTGCCATCGGATTATTTTGAATAATAGAGATAGACATAAAACTTAAATGAGCATCGATATGTGCTTTGTGATCTTGTCCACCAAATGCTTGGAAAGGTTTTGAAGACATTGCCATTATGTGTTCTAAACTTGGATCCATTGGTTGTGGTTGTTGTGGTGGAGGTAAAATTGCA